AGGGTGAGGCAAACGCAACCCAACTGCCAAGCCCATCAGGCTATCGCATCTTATTGGCGTTACCCAAGCCTGAAGAATCTTTTGAGTCCGGCATCATTAAGGCGGCATCAACCAAAACAATTGAGGAAGTGTCCTCTGTGGTTGGCTTTGTCTTAGATGTTGGACCCGACGCTTACAAAGATGAGAAGCGGTTTAAATCGGAGTGGTGCAAAAAGGGCGATTTCGTACTTATCGGACCTTATGCTGGCTCGCGCTTCAAGATTCATGGTCAAGAGGTCCGCATGATTGATGATGATCATGTGCTTGGTGTTGTTAAAGACCCACGCGGATATTCCCGCGCCTAACAGGAGATGATGATGGCTAAAGAAGAAATTATGGAGGAGTTAAAGATGCCGGGTTCGGCAGATGTAGAACCTGTCGAGACGGAGGAATCGGACGACGATTTCCAGTTTGAACTTGTCGATGACACTCCCGAAGAGGATCGAAATAAAGAGCCTCTTATAGAGAAACCAGAGCCTGATGAGGAAGAGTTAGCCTCTTACTCAGACCGCGTGAAAAAGCGGATCAGCACCCTTCAGCGGGCGTACCACGATGAGCGTAGGGCAAAAGAACAAGCCCTGCGCGAACAGCAGGAAGCCATCAAATACGCACAGACCGTTCTTGAGAAGAATAAAGACCTGATCAAGAAAACTAACACCGATGCGACACTTCTACATGAAACTTGGAAGTCTAAGGTTGAAACTGACCTTGAACGTGCAAAGCAAATGTATAAGGCAGCATATGAAAGTGGTGACTCTGAGTCCATCATAGAAGCTCAAGAGGCGCTTAACCGTGCAACTGTACGGCATGAGGCTGCACTTGCAAAACAACCTACTTTACAACCAGAAAATGATGTTGTAGAACCCAATCGTAGCGTTTACACGGAGCAACCGCCCGATCCGCAAGCTGAAGCATGGGTTAAGAAAAATCCTTGGTTCGGCAATGATCGCCTAATGACTGCGCTTGCTTACGGTATACACGAAGATTTAACTAACCGTGGTGTACATCCTATTAGGGATGCCAATAAATATTACGGTACTTTAGATCAAGTGATGCGCGAAAAATTCCCTGACTATGGTTGGGGTGACTCCGGGGAGAAAGCTCCTCGCCAGCAAAAGCAACCTGCCGCGACTGTGGTTGCACCTGTAACACGTTCAGCTACAGGAAAAAAAGTTGCGCTAACGCCGACGCAGATAGCTGTTGCAAAACGTTTAAACATTCCACTCAAGGAATACGCCAAACAAGTAGCAGTACTAAACGGAGGAAACAATGGCTGAATCTCGTCAAACTCGTGAAACACAAACGCGTTCTTCAGGTGTTGATCGCCAGAAGAATAATTGGACTCCACCAAGCGTTCTTCCAGATGTGAAGGAACGTGATGGGTGGATTCATCATTGGGTTCGCACCAGTCTAGTTGGTAAGGCTGACAACACCAATGTGTCGTCACGTTTCCGCGAAGGTTGGGAAGCTGCGCCTAGGAGCGAATATTCAGAACTTCATGTTCTGTTAGATCGTGATTCTAGATTCCCGGACAATATTGAAATTGGTGGATTGTTGTTATGCCGCGCTCCGAAGGAAATTATGGAAGCTCGTAATGAGTACTACCAGAAAAAAACTGAGGACAACATGATTGCGGTTGATAACAATCTTATGAAGGACAATGATCCAAGGATGCCGTTGTTCAATGAACGCAAATCTGCGGTTTCATTTGGACGCGGTTCTAAATAATTTTTTAGGAGTTTTAAATGGCATATCCAACCGTTGACAAGCCCTACGGCTTTCGTCCGGTGAATCTGCTGGGTGGTCAGGTTTACGCTGGCTCAACCCGTCAAATTCCCATCGAAAGCGGCTGGGGCACAGCAATTTTTTACGGTGACGTTGTTTTAATGTCGGCTTCCGGCTGCGTGGTTGGCGGCGGTACGACTGTTAACACGACCACCACCGTGCAAGTTGCTGGCGTTTTCTTAGGCTGTTCCTACATCAATTCGTCAGGACAGCGTATTTACGCACAGTACTATCCGGCAAGCACGACTGGCACACCTGATTCGTCAAGCTCGATCCAAGCTTACGTTGCTGACGATCCTGACTTGGTGATGCAGTGCGCAATCGTGTCCGGCACTACCGTTGTGGCGCAAGCAACCCGCGCTAACTTAGTTGGCGGCAACGCTCAATTGGTGAACAACATTGGTAGCACCGTGACCGGTGATTCGCAGCAAGCAATCCTGAACTCGGCTGGTACGACCAGTACCTACACGTTTAAGGTTGTGGACGTTGTGCCTGACACATCGCCCGCTGCTGGTTCCTTTGTCGAAGTCCTCGTGACTTGGACTCAGGGTGTTCATATTTATCGCGGCGCAACAGGCATCTAAGGGGATATTTAAATGGCTATTTCACGCGCACAACTACTGAAAGAGCTTCTCCCCGGACTGAACGCATTGTTCGGTATGGAGTATGCTCGTTACGGCGAAGAACACAAGGAAATCTACGAAACGGAGAGTTCCGAGCGTTCGTTTGAAGAAGAGGTCAAATTGTCAGGTTTCTCAGCCGCTCCGGTTAAGAACGAAGGCAATGCGATCAAGTACGACAACGCCCAAGAAGCTTGGACGGCTCGTTACCAGCACGAAACCATCGCTCTTGGTTTCTCAATCACCGAAGAGGCGATTGAGGATAACTTGTACGACAGCTTGTCGGCTCGTTATACCAAGGGTTTGGCTCGCGCTATGGCGTACACCAAGCAAGTTAAAGCTGCCGCAGTACTGAACAACGCCTTTACTTCGGGTTACACCGGTGGTGACGGACAAGTTCTTTGCTCGACCTCGCATCCGCTTGTTTCGGGTGGCACGAACAGCAACACTTTCACGACCCAAGCTGACCTGAACGAGACTTCGCTTGAAGCCGCCGTTATTCAGATCGCTGCTTGGACCGACGAACGTGGCTTGCTCATCGCTGCTAAACCACGCAAGTTGATTGTTCCTCCAAGCCTGATGTTCGTTGCAACCCGCCTCTTGCAGACGGAATTGCGTGTTGGCACGACCGACAACGACATCAACGCGATCAAGTCGCTTGGCTCGATTCCTGAAGGTTACTCAGTTAACCACTTCTTGACCGACACCAACGGCTGGTTCTTGATGACCGACGTTCCTAACGGTTTGAAGCACTTTGTGCGTACCCCGATGCAAACGGGTATGGACGGTGACTTTGATACCGGTAACGTCCGTTACAAGGCCCGTGAGCGTTACAGCTTTGGCTGGTCTGACCCCCTTGGAATCTTTGGTTCACAGGGTGCGTAAGTAGTACGAAAGGGGGGGCTAAAAACCCCCCTTTTTTGTTTTTTCGTGTAGTATTTAACTAGCTAGGATTTCCAGTCATACCAACCTACCTAGAGGACAATGCACTGATGGTATGACTACTTGTGCGTAAGGAGATTTAAATGGGTTTCGCTACTCATCTTGGACCGTGGTTACTCGGTACTGTTAAAAACACCACTGGCTCTACTGCCGGTACGATTCGTAATATGGGTGCGACCGTTGTGTCGCAGTCTTCCAACGTTGTTTATGGCACGTTAACTGGAACGGCTTTCGTTCTTCCTGCTGGCGCACAGGTTACTGACATCAAAGTCGTAACGACAACTGTGTTTAGCGCAGCTACTACTTGCAAGTTATCTATCGGCGGTACTGACTTCACAACGACTGGGACAATCACCAGCGTTGGAAGCGCTTCGCTTGGCGCAAATGCCACGACCCCCGGTGGCTGGTTAAATGTTGGCTCAACCGATGCAATCGTTACTTACACACTTGCTGGTACTGCATTGACCACGGGTGCTGCAACGATTGTGATTAGCTACGTTGTGCGTGGCTCTGACGGCGCTGCTAACCCAACATCTTTGC